TTTTTTGCTCACCGAACAAAGCCAAAAGCACGCGCGATAAAATCTCAGCGTGATTTTTCATCCTCATTTCTTCCAGCCACAAAGCCTCTGCGTACCATCCCACGAAGTTGTTGCCGCTCCGTTGCGCGTGACATATTGTTAATGGCAGAGGAATAGTTGCCGTTTACGTTAAAATTGTACTCAAAGTTTTGCATAATCCAATTTATTACACTACATTTGCCGCAGTGTTAAACATTACAATATGATAGAGGCTATATTTTTATTTTTCGTCAAGGTGCTGGTGGTGCTATTTTGCATCGTCGTAACACTTGCGCCCATAGTTGTGGCCTTTATGTTCTGCTATGGTCTTTACAAAGACCTTTTTTGCTCACCGAACAAAGCCAAAAGCACGCGCGATAAAATCTCAGCGTGATTTTTCATCCTCATTTCTTCCAGCCACAAAGCCTCTGCGTACCATTGTGCGAAGTCGTCGCCGCTCCCTGCCGTCGGGTCGATGTGTAGATTTGAACGGATGAGCGCACAGGCTTTTATAAACCCGTCCTTGTCTTCCTCACCCTCTGGCACGTCAACCCTCAGCAGGTGCGACGTTATACGTTTTTTAGGCTGGCGGCTGCTCCCATCAGCATGGTGTTGAGCTGTGCCATGGTAGGCACGAACAGAACAGGGTCGGTGCGCATGAACTCGCTACCGCCGAGCCAGCATCCGTCAAAGAGGATTGTGCCAGCCTTTGCCTCGTCTGTCTTCGCCACCTTGGTACTGGCGGCCATTACCTCCATGCTTGGGCGTTTGAAGTAACCGACATGCTTTTCGCCGTCGTCTTCCACCTCAATGCGTGCGACCTTACGGTGCTGACCTTTCCAGAGTTTTATCTGCTGCTCAGTAACGCCGCCGTCAAATACCTGTATTTCTGTTTTCTTTTCTGCCATAGTCTTAATGGTGTTTAATCTGTTGTTTAATACTGTTTAAGCGTTTATTACTTGTTATGCCATTCGATGTGCGACATAACGAGGTCGAGGTCAACTGTCTTGCCTGTGTCGCCCTCTGACCAGCCGCGCCCGTTCTTCTTGAAAAGGCAGTTGCGCAGCTTGTCTATAACGGGCAGACCTTGTGCAGGCAGATAGCTCACCACAATGTTAAAGGGGGCGATGTCCTGCAACCTGCCGCTTGGGGCTTGTCGCTGTATGGCCACGACCTCCTCGTGGTAGAGCGTTATTTTTCCCGTGCAGGTGATGCGTCCCTTGCCGTAGCCAACGGGGTAACGGCCTGCACCATATTTCGGGTCGACCTGCTGCTCGTCGTTGTACTCCACGCCTGTAATGCCCGTAATTGGCACGCCTGCGATTGTCACCACGATGTCAGCCCAGCCCACCAACTCGCCGTTTACATACGGCATACCGTTCTGTATCTGTACTTTCATTATTCAAGTGATTTCACAAAACCGATTTTTACTTTGAACTTTCTCACCACACCCACAGGCACGTTCTTGATAGTCACCTCGATGGTGCCTGTGCTCAGCACGTCCTGCTCCGCGTCTATCTCTGCTTTGTAGCCGCTCAGCTCGCCTGCCTTTTCCATTTCCTCCAGCGGTATGTTGGCCGTTGTCTCAAGGTGGCTTACGGTGTAGCTTTGCAGCTTGCCCGTGTCAGGGTCGATATACACGTTGCCGCCCAGTTCGGGGGTCAGGTAGGTGCGAATGCCGCGCACGGCCTTGTCCATGGTGCGCACACTTTCGATGGCGGCATAGTCGCTGGTGGGGCTGTCCATGGTGTGACTGTCATTCCAGTAGCTGCCAGCCACGCCCACCACGTTGTTAAGGAACAGATAGCGGTTTGTGTCGAGCTTCTCCAGCTCGCCCTTGTCTATGGTGCGTACCAGCGTGCCGTCTCCGAGTGCTGGCATACTGATACCAGACGGAAAGTTCTTGACCCATGCGATACACTGGTGTACGGCTGCCTTCGAGAGTGTGCCGAGTGCCACGCCGATGGCCGACACGGTGGCCTTGGTCTTGTTGTCCTTGCTCTTGTAGAGTTCCGCGCCCGTGCCGCTGCCTGCCTGAGCAATAACCACGCTTACACGCGGGTTGTTTGTTGCGAGGTTGTTGGGTAGGTTCTTGTAGTTGCTCACCAGTGGCGCGTAAAGCGTCGAGAACGGTGCATTCTCCGTATCGAGACTGTCGGCCACAGCCTCCAGCTTCACGATATTGTCAGCTGTCGGTGCGGTGTCGCCGTTCCAGATGGCCATTTGTCGGATGGCTCCCTCCGCATAGTTCTGCACCGTTTTCATTTCCTGAAATGTCATGCTCTCTGGTTTTGAGAACAGACCCATGTAAAGCGTGATGCTTGGATTTATGCGGAACACCTCTTCGAGCTGGTAGTGCAGCATCTTCACGCTCCATGCCGTTGCGTCTGCTGTAATGCCCAGTTCTTCGGCCTTGTCTATGGTGCTGACGGCTTGCACTGGCTCCGCCTTGAAAGCGGCGGGAATGTCGGCTTCCAGCAGATAGGCCACAAATCCGCTCACATGGTCTTGGCCGTTTTGTGACTTCGGCACGTTACCATTCTGGCGCACGATTGTTAAACTTGTTGCCATTGTTATTTACTTTTGTTTCGTTTATATTTGATGATGCCCACGGCTGCGCCTGTGACAAGCAGGACGCACAGTAGCCCGCATTTCCATGAAGTGAATATCGTGTGTGCGGGCTTTACTGTCTCTTTTGTCTTGCTGTCGCTTGTGGTGGCCTTGGTACCCTTGTCAGTGGTCAGCCGTTCCACTTCGGTATCGGTGCGCTGCTGGCTTTGTTCCGCAGTGCTGTCCTTGCTCTGCACGTTCTTTCGGTGCTTTACCTTGACTTTCACGGGTGGCAGTCCTGTCTGGCTGTCGGGCGGTTGCGATGTGTCGAAAATTATAACGTCCGTTTCGCTCTGGCTGTTCTGCTCGTGCAGGGTGGTAAGCCTCTTGCTTATCTCCACCCTCACCATGCTGTCGAGCCGCTGCTGGTAGTCGTTATTTTCCTGCGTTGTCGCTCTCTGTTCCGTTGTCGCGCTCTTCGAGCTTCTGCAACTGGCGAGAAACGGGGCAATTATCAGCGTGAGCACAAGAAGGAATTTTCTCCACTGCTTTTCTGAATTTATCCACGTCACGGCGTAAACTGTTTATTTCTTTTTTAAGCGGCGTAACAATACCCTCGACCAAAATGTCGTTTGCCTTGCGCACGTTCTCCAGTTCACTGTCTTTCACGCCAGCGAGTTTTTTCTGTACCTCCGCCCGCAGGCTGTCGATTTCCGTCTTGTACTTCTGGCTTTGCAGCTTTGCGCCGAGCCATGCGCCCAGCGGTGCGCTAATGGTTGCCGTAAGCGAAGACACGATAAGGGTAATTATTTCGCTGCTCATTCATTTTTATTGTTTTATTCCTATCTCTTTGAGCCATGCCGCCACGTCAAACGATGGGCACGCTTTGGCCTTGTTTAGTTGATGGTGTCCGACGATCAATACTTTGGGGTGCTTCTTGTGGAAGTCCAGGACATAACGCTTCAAGGCTGCTTTCTGTGCCTCTGTACGGGTGTCCTGCGGGGTCTTGCCGTCGGCTGCGCAGCCTCCAGCATACACAACGTGTCGGCTTACCGAATTGAAGCCTGCCGCCCCGTTGGTTATCTCCCAGCTGTCCACCCACTCGTCCTCGTTGTTGGCCACGAGCCGCTCCACACTGCCGTCCAAATGGAAAAGGTCGGTATATCCTACCTGTTTCCACCCGCGACCCACAGGCGGCGGCGAGGTGTGCCAGCGGCGTATTTCCGCTGCCGTCACCTCACGGCCTGCCTTTGTGGCTGTGCAGTGAATGACTAAATACTTCTGTTTCTGTGCCATTCAGTTAGCGGGGATTTATTGTTAGGATGCCTTTGCACTCACCACGGCTGCACGGGTGCAGTCGCCTTTGAGTGGCAGGGCGATATTCCATTTGCGGAAGTTTACGAGGTTGCGGTGGTAGAGCGGGTCGTTCGCCGCGTCCTGATGGTAGAACTGCACCGAGCCGTTTGCTTTCATCATGTTGTTTACACGGAAAGCGACCGATGCCTGCATGTCCGTGGCTGCTGGTGCCTTGCCAAATACGATTTTGTTCAGCGTGGTGGCATTGTAGTAAGGGCATTTGTTGTACTCGTAGATGTCGAAGCCGTACAAACGGGTGATTTTACCCTCCGTGTCATTGATGTTGTAATGCTCCGCGTAGTTCTTCGAGGTCTCCAGCAAGTCATTGCTGTGGTCGGGGCAAAGCACGAGAACACGGCCGTCCTGTGGCATTTTCATATTGTCACACTGGCGTTTCAGTTCGATGAGGTCGGCTACTGTGAACTTCTTTCTGCCGTTCACAGCCTCGCCCGTGGTGGTGATAACAGGGGTTTTCTTTTCCTTGTTGCCGTCAGGTGCATAGGCATGAATGGCCTTTTCCCATGTAGTCTCCTTTAAGGCTTCACGGTGACGCTCCAGCACACTGCCCATTTTGTCGTAACTTACGGCATGAAGCTCGTCGTCGGTCACGGGGGTGGCCTCTGTGTCGAAACGGTCGAGGCTCACGGGTTTGTCTGCGTCGTCCAGTTTGGTGATGTTGAGCGGGTAGGTCTTGTTATTGACCAACACAGCAGGGTCACCGCCGATTTCCGTAAAGTGGATAACGTCTTGGTTCACATACTGGTCGTATGAGCGTACACGGTCATACCAGCCTACCGCTGTGGGTGGCGTGCGGAATGCCTTAATCATTTCGCCTATCCACACCTCTGTAAGCACGCCAGCGCGTGCCACGTTCTTGGGAAGATGGGGAAGCAGGAAAATAGCCACAAGGTTGGCTACCACTGCGCCCTTCCATGCCGAGAAGCCGAATATTGCGGCGATGGCCGCACCTACGGCTGCATTAACCAGTAAGGCCACCAACACGGTGGTTGCTACTGTAAGGAATTGTAATGTCTTGAACTTCATTTGCTTGTTTATTTGCTGTTTAATATGGTGTTTAATGCTGTTTACTGCACCTTTCAGTCTTCCAGTTTCGGGCAGTCGATGCCGTACTCTGCCTTGTAAAGGCGCATATACTCGTTTGGGTTGTCCTTGCGCAGCTTGCTCACTTTGTCGGCTGGCACCTCCGAGAGCTTGGCAAAGGTCGCCTGCTCAGGCTGGCCTTGTGGCGCGTCCTTGGTGGTGTCTATCACGTCGGTAGGCTTGCGCGCGGGCTGCATAAGCTCAAGCGTCTGGCGTAGAGCGTCCGCGCCTGATGTCTTGCCCAGATTGATAAAAAACTCCTTGCGGTCGGCTGTAATGCGTCTTTCAGTAATTGCTGCGTCCACCTGTGCCGTGATGGCGGCGAGGGTGAGCGTTTCCGCATTGTCGGCCTTTGACTTCAACGCCGTAACAGCGGCGTGTACCTGCTCCTCCGTTGCGGTCTCAGCCAAGCCGAGGAGCAAAAATGTTTCTTTCTTCATGTTTTTACTGTTTGTATTTTCGTTTGACTGTGCCGCAGCCTCTGGCCTTGGCGTTTCTTCTGGCTTTGAGAGCTTCACCAGCGGCAAAAGGTCGCAGTCCTGACCTGCCGCCAGTTCCAGCAGTTTGCCGCCGCCGTAGAGTTTCAGGGCTTCATCGTTTGCGCCTATGTCCACGATGCTGACCTCCACAAGTTTTGAGGCGGTGGCGGTGGCGCGTGTCTGACCTTGCACGAGCATGGACGGGTCGGTGCTGTACTCCAGTATTTCGATGCCTGCCGAACACATGTTCAGATAGCCGTCCTCCCATTTTGTCGCTATTTTCTTGGCGAACTCGTCTTTTTCGTCAAACTTCGGTGTGCCTATCAGGCGGTCGCCGTCCACACGCAGGTTTTCCATTCTGCCGATGGGCATGTTGTCACCGCCGCGGCGGTGCATCCACAGCAGAACGGGGTTTCTGCAATATTGCGAGGTGTCCAGCCCTGCCGTCATTACACGGCTGCCGTAGCTGTTCAGCCCGCTGGTGCTTATTACTACTTCTTTTGGCATTGTATATTTGTTTTGCTTTGTTCTACTTAAATAAGGCGGCGGACTTCACAGCTGGCCGCCTTTGAAATTCGTACTCCTGAAAAAAATCAATCCAATAACCTTAAAAATCTACTATATGACAAAAACTAATCCTATGTGTTGCGGTGGCAGGACTCGAACCTGCAACCTTTGGGGAATGAACCCAACGAGCTGCCATTGCTCTACACCGCGATGTAACACGCTGGCAAAAGTCGCAAAATCCGTCCGCCGCCACAAAAAGAGTGTCGAAGTTTGACACTCTTTTTTCATTTCAGCCCGAAAATGGGGACTTTTGCACTCGTATTACGCCGATAACCACCTCTTTGGCGGTGTGTCGGCGTTTCGTTTTATGTATCACGCTAAAAGCAATAAACTTATGAATGAGTACAAAGAAAGAACTTGAGGACAAGAAAGACTACGCCCGACTCCTCTACATGCAGGGCGAACAGCAGAAGACCATTGCCGAAAAGGCGGGGGTCTCGCCTCAGACCGTCACAAAGTGGGTAAATACTGGCAACTGGTCAGAACAACGCGCCGCGCAGAATATCACACGCCCCGAACTTGTTAATAAGCTGCTGCGCACGGTCGACAAGATGATAGAGGCGGTAAATACCAGCGAAGACCCAGACGCGGCCAACGGCTTGGGCGACAAGCTGGCAAAGTTCGCCGCTACAATAGAAAAGCTCGACAAGCACACCAGCATCGTGGATGTTATCGAGGTGTTTATGGCTTTCGGTAAATGGCTGCAATATCAGGCGCAGTTCGACGAGGACATTACGCCCGAACTGTTGAAGACAATAAACAAGTACCACAACCAATATATAAACTACCTCATGCAGAACAAACTAATTAAGTAGCCATGCCAAATTACGACAAACTTACGCCGAAAGAGGCGTTACAGCAGTGGAAGGCGCATTGCGAGACAGTGCAGGAAGCCACCACCGTGGATGCACACGAGACGGACGCGCAGAAGAAACAGCGCATTAAACGCCTGCTTTCAGATTATGGCGCGTTTGTCGACTATTACTTCCCGCACTACACCACCAACCCGCAGACGGGCAGACAAACTCCCTGCGCCCCGTTCCACCTCAAAGCGGCAAAGCAAATCATTTCAGACCGAAATGTAAAGGCGGTTTTCAAATGGCATAGAGGCGCGGCAAAATCCACGCATTTGGACATTTTCATCCCTATGTGGCTAAAGGCGCAGATTTACGGCGGTGCAGAGCTTCGCCAGTTTTGGGTCATGGTCTTGGTGGGAAAGTCTCAGGACAACGCAAATACGCTGCTGGCCGACTTGCAGGCGGAATTGCAATACAACAAGCGGTATGCCGCCGACTTCGGCGAACAGTATAACAACGGCACATGGGAGGAGGGTTCTTTCGTCACAAAAGACGGTACGGCCTTTTTCGCCCGTGGTCGTGGACAGTCGCCCCGTGGTCTTCGTTATCGCTCCCACCGTCCTGACTACATTGTCATTGACGACTTGGACGATGACGAGCTTTGCGAAAATCCTGCCCGTGTGTCACGCCTCACCGATTGGGTTAAAGAAGCTCTTTTCGGTGCTCTGGATGGTGGCCGTGGTCGCTTCATCATGGTGGGCAACCTCATAGCAAAGAACTCCGTACTGGCTAACATTTGTGCCATTAAGTCCGTAAAGGTCTCGCAGGTCGATATTCTGGACAGGGAGGGGCGTGTGTCATGGGCGGCGAAGTGGACACGCGAAGAGGTGCAGGCCATTGAGGATTTCGAGGGCTACCGCTCCTTTCAGAAAGAGTACATGAACAACCCGATTGTCGAGGGTGCCGTCTTCCGTCAGGACTGGATAAAGTGGGCAAAGCGGCCTGCATGGCGCGACTTTGCCGAGATTGTGCTCTATATCGACCCCGCATGGAAGTCCACAGCAAAGAACGACTACAAAGCCGCCAAACTTTGGGGCAAAGACAAGAAGACACGCCTCTGGCACCTCCGTGCCTTCGTCCGTCAAACCACCCTCAGCGAGATGGTACGATGGTGTTACGACCTCTACGAATGGGCACAGCGCGAAGGAATTGCCATAAAATTTTATATGGAGGCAAGCTTCATGCAGGACAAACAGCTCGAAGACTTCGCCACAGAAGGAATGTTACGAGGATATCAGCTCCCAATTTTGGGCGACAAACGAAAAAAGCCCGACAAGTTCCAGCGCATTGAGAGCGTCGCACCACTTTGGGAGCGTGGCTTTGTCTTTTACGACGAGATCCAAAAGGACGACCCCGACATGGTGCGTGCCGTCGACTTCACACTGGCTTTTCAAAAGGGTATGCGCGGCCACGATGATGCCCCCGACTCAGACGAGGGTGCCATCTATCTGCTCCAAAAACATTCGAGCATTTCAAGTTTCACGCCGTCTTTCGGCAAACGTCGGTCGGCTAAAAATATAACATGGTAATGAATAAAGTAAAGCATTTTATCCGCGCCGTGGTCTTTGACCTCCGCGCACGTCGAGCCATTCGTAAGGCTCAGCGCAGTGCAAACCTGCACCGCCGCAAATTCTTGGTGCTTGTATGGAACGGACGTCCGCGTGTCGTTTCCATGCAGGGTGTTAAAAAGCTGATACGTCAGCACCGTTTTTCAAAAGGTTTCACCGCAGAGACGGCACGAAAGGTTGCCATGTTCGAGGCTGTGCCGCAGCCATTGGACAAGTGCCGCCGCTGTTCTTTTTCTTTCCGTAAGCGCAATGTTTCTAAACGATGATGATTACAAGGCGGTGTGCGATGATTTCGAGTTTGAGACGTTGCAGGCCAACACCGACCTCAGACTGACCGCCGAGCGTGCGGCACAGGAACAGATAAGCAGCTACACGCGCCACCGTTACGATATGGCGCGGGCGTTCCGTCAGACTGGTGCAGACCGCAACCCGCAGCTGGTGCAGTGCTGTGTCAATATAGCCCTGTGGCTAATGGTTCACCGCCTGCCGCAGAATATGGGCATAGAGCGGCGCGAAAGCCTGTATAACGAGAGTATAAAGTGGCTGCGTGACGTGCAAGCGTCGAAAGCCTCGCCCGACTTCCCTACCTATATGGGCATTGACGGCGACACAGACGCTAACAACCCTGTAAAATGGGGAAGCCAGAAGAAGACGCGTCCTACTTGGTAAACAGATTAAACGCCGTTTAATGGGCTTTCAAAGGCTCATTAAACGGCGTTGAACACTTTATTTAACAGCATTAAAGCAATGGATTTTTTAAGCAGAATTAAAACGGCCTATGCCGCCGTAACGGGCGAGCAGATATATTCACGCTACGACATGCAGCGGTTCGCAAAGTTTGCACGTTCAAAGCAGGGCTTGCGCCTTACTGCGCAGCTCTTGCAGCAGACCGACACGCTCACGAAAAAGGATGTGGGCATGTGGAGGCAGGCATGGCAGATGGCCATAAATGTAGATAACCCGCAGCGCGCCCTGCTCTACGACATTTACACGGACAACCTAATTGACCTGCACCTACAGGGCTGTATTTCGCAGCGTGTGGGAATGGTCAAGCGCAACAAGTACCGACTTGTGGGAAAAGACGGCAAAGAAGACGAAAAGGCCACCGACCTGCTCCGCAAGGAATGGTTCGACGACTATTGTACGCACGTCCTCTTTTCACGCTATTGGGGACACTCACTTATACAGTTCGGCGATGTGGTCAAGACTTCCGACGGCATGAAGTTCGACGGCGTGGAACTTGTGTCGCGCAAACACGTATGCCCTGAGCATGGCGTGCTGCTCAAAACAGTAGGCGAAGACTGGCACTGTGGCATTCCATACCGAGAGGGCGAGTTCTCACAGTGGTGTCTGGAAGCAGGCGGCAAAACCGACCTTGGTCTCCTCCTTTCATGCTCGCCCCAGTGTATCAGCAAACGCAATATGCTTGGATTTTGGGACATGTTCGGCGAAATATTCGGTGCGCCCATGCGTATAGCCAAAGCCACTACGACCGACGACAAAGAACGTGCGAAAATCGAGAATGCGCTGGAAAACATGGGGTCTGCCTTTTGGGGACTGTTCCCAGACGGCACGGATATAGAGATAAAGGAAACAAGCCGCGGTGATGCCTACAACGTCTTCGACCGACGCATTGACCGCTGTAACTCCGAAATGTCTAAGGGTATCCTCAACCAGACCATGACCATAGACAGTGGCAGTAGCCTTTCTCAGTCTGAAACTCACCTCGAAGTCTTCGAGAATGTGGTGGAAGACGACAAGACCATGCTGGCATACAACATTAACGACAAGCTGATGCCGTTCATGCTCATGCACGGTTTCCCCGTGGGCGGCTTACGCTTTGAGTGGGACGATGCAGCCAGTTTCTCGCCTGCCGAGCAAAGGGAAATAGAACGCCTCCTGCTGGAATACTACGAGATAGACCCGCAGTATTTCATCGACAAATACAATGTGGGTATCACGGGCGTGCGTCAGGCAAAGACGCAGCCAGACAGTTTTTTCAGATAAGCCCCGCGCAGGCCGCAGACCTGCGCAGCTCTTACGGGGCGTTTCACTCTGCACTGCTCCAGCTCTACGAGGACGATGCCCTCACGCTGGCACACGGCGAGGGCGGCGAGGCTCCCGTGTTCGATGCGGCTCTTTTCGACGATGCCGCACAAATGGTATATGACGCTGGCGGCTTTGATGTCTCGCAGCTCACCGACCCACGCGCCCGAAAGGTCATTGACGAGACGACGCGGATAATTAACCGTGCCGTCGATGCTGCCGTGCCGCATGAAGTCCCCGAAACGCTGCGCTATGCGCTTGAAAACAACGGTTTCATCTTCTCTGGCTTGAAAACTTTCCACGCGCTCCGCGAGGTTGGGCTTTCCATGCTCGACGACCAGGGGAACGTGAAGCCTTTCGACGACTTCCGTAAAGACGTGCAGCAGATTAACAAGAACTATAATGTAAACTGGCTTAATGCTGAGTATAAGCACGCCCTTGGCTCTTCACTCATGGCAGTTAAGTGGAACGACCTGAAACAGGACACCGACCGCTATTTTCTCCAGTACCGCACGGCGCAGGACTCCCGTGTACGTCCAGACCATGCGGCTCTCGACGGCATTACGCTCCCTGCCGACGACCCGTTCTGGTCTAAATACTACCCGCCTAACGGTTGGGGCTGCCGTTGTCAGGCGGTGCAGGTGCGCCGCTCCAAATACCAGCCTTCCGACCCGAAAGAGGCCATGAAGTTAGGCGACGAGGCCACCGAAACGCTCAAACAACAGATGTTCCGCTACAACGCTGGCACTGAAATGGCACTCTTTCCACCCAAGCACCCTTATTATAAGGCACCAGCAAAGGCAAAGAAAGTCATTAAGCAAATGAGCGAGGAAGAGCAAAAGGCCAAACGTGTGGCGGAACTTCGCGCACAGCTGCCTGATAACTTGACGGATGAAGAAAAAGATGCAAAGGCTCTGAATAACTACGAAATGGCCGAAGATTTGGGCGTAAAGTTGGGAAAGCCTATGCCTGTGGAAAAAGCCGACCAGCAGAGCGCAAATCCAAAACACGTCGAAAAGTTCCTGCCAGACCCAAAGGGCAATTATTACGACCGAAAAACTGGCGAGCGTTTTATACTAAACCCTAAATATAAGCCCTCAGATGAACAATATAGCATAAACTGCGCCACTTGTGCGCCTACTTATGCACTTCGACTTATGGGCTTTGACTTAAAGGCTAAAGGCAGGGTTGACGGCTCAGGTTCTCTTAACGACCAAGTGGCATATAACAAAAGCTTTGAAATGTGGAAAAACGCCGATGGTTCAGTGGCAGTGCCTACTCTTACGCTTGACTGGATGAATAACAAAAAATATAAAACAATGACAGAAAAGCGTTATAGGGAACATTTCGACGAGTGTTGCAAGGAAGAGGGAGTGTATGTTCTTACTATAGGATGGCGAGGCGGTGGCGGTCACGCCACCATTTTGCAGCGTTTTGCCGATGGCACGCTGGCATATATTGAGCCGCAGGCTTATGATGCCAAACAGGGGGCAAGAAGAAGTATAGACGAACTTTGCAAAAAAGGTGCTACAAAACCGTATTACAAACGAGGAATACTGAGAGTCGACAACAAAATATTCGATAAAAAATACCTGTCACTCTTTGACAAATAGGTCGATAATGTCCAAAGCTCTGAAGTCGTTAAAGGTCATAACAACCCCGTCAGCGTATTGGTAAACAAACGGAAAGCCTGTGTTGGCATCTTCGGGAAAATCAAATTTATAATATTCCGCACCGTTTTCTGTACCCAAATAGCTGATGTGTTCGCCGTATATCTTACTAAGATAAGCGGCCTCCTGTTTAACTGCTTGTGGTATTATATGCTTCATGCCACAAAGATACGTTCTTTTACTCATAGTTCAATAAGTTATTAACAATAATTTCAACAATATGCCAAATATTCCAGACGGCAAACAGCTTGAAGCCAACATTCTAAAGGATATGCGTGTGGAACTTGCCGACGAGTTCGACAAGAACTTCCAGCGCAAAGCCTTTTTTACCGACGCATGGAAGCCGCGCAAAGACCCGAAAGCTCTTGGCTCTCTCCTTGTGGTTACGGGTGCGATGCGGCGAAGCATCAAAAGCGAGGTTGTCGGCCATGGCGTGCGCTTTTCTTCTTCGCTGCCCTACACAACGATCCATAACGAGGGCGGCAAAGGCACGCTCACGGTTAGGACGCATTACCGCACAAGCAAGAAAGGAAAACGCTATAAGGTTCGCGCCCATAAACGCCGTTTTAACATGCCGCAGCGTCAGTTCATAGGCGACGGTAAAGAAACGCAGCAGCTCATTAAAAACGTGATAGACGACAACCTTCAGCAGTTCAGCATGTCACTTGCACAATTCATAAGAAAAAGAAAATGAGAAAACAGATTTTTAAGGCTATAGCAAAGCGTATCGCCGAGCGTTGCCCCGACATTAAGTTCATAGACCTGTGGAACGAACATGTGGTCGAAGTCGCCACCTCCGTACCGTGGCCGCTCCCTGCCGTCTTTATTGAGTTCGAGCCATACGAGGTGCGCCAGCTCTCGCGATGGCAGAGAGAGGCCGACATTCCCGTGCGCCTCCATATTGTCACACGCTGGCAGGCTTACACCGCTGGCGCAGCCGACAAGCGCATTGACACAGCCCTTCAGTATTTCGGCCTTATCGACCGCGTGAACGCTGCCATGCAGGGACTGAGCGGCACTGGCTTCACGGCCTTTCAGCTCACCGCCAGCGCGACAAACCACAACCACGGCGAACTGATGGAGAACATAGAACGATGGCAAACCCGCGCAGTGGATGCCACAGCAGAGCGTCCGCAGCAAAGTGTCATGCTTTCGACCATGGAGATTATAGACCGCGTATAGACACACGAAAGGCTGCACCCCATTTCTGGCGGTGCAGCCTTTTGTGTCATTTGCCGTACACTGGCATATCGTCCCAAAATTCAAAGAGCGACTGCTCCAGTGCAGTGGGTGGCGGGGGCGGCGGTGTCGGTATGTCCAGATAACTGAGGAACGTGCGGTAACTCATAGGGTACAACGGGCACACATATCGCTGCCACACCGCCTTGTAACATTTGCTGTTGTTGCCTGCTTCATAGTAGCGGTCAACTATCGCACGCACTTTTCTGATGCGCTCAAGTGTTGATTTGTGGTGTTTTCTTTGCATTGCCCGAAACAATTTGTTACCTTTGCCGACGCTTTATTAACAAATTCGGGGCGTGTTGCTTTTGTCTTCTTTCGGGAATGCATAGGTAGCACGCTTATTTTTTTACTTCTGCCTCTTCCTCTCCGTCGGTGTCCGCGTCTGTCACGCTCAGCGGTATAATGTGCCACTGTCCCTTCTTATCTTTGTATTCGGCACGGATGAACTGGCGTGTCATGGTGGGCTGGTATGCCTCCTCGATGATTTTAACACCCTCCATGAACTTGTCGTCGTTGCTCTCCTCTGCCATTTTCCGAAGTTGCAGCACGCGGCTGGCTTTAAGGTTGCCCATACCGTCACGGCTCAGCAGGCGCATGATGGCGGACACGAGGCTCTTTGTCTTCTCGTCTGTGGCGAGGCTTTCGATATACTGCTTCACCATGGCGATGCCGTCCTCCACCGTGTCGCGGTAGCCGTCTATGCAGTTGTAGCCCAATGTCAGGCGCATGTTGCCGTCCGAATGGGTGAAGGTGTGTGTGCGCTGTGTGTCCTTGGTTATGCCCAGCACGTTGCTCTTGATGTCGAGCACCTGCGCAAAGTTCTGGTACACCTTGGATTTTACCACCTTGATGTTGTCGCTCAGACGGCGCAGCTCTGGTATGGCTGCCGCCACCTCCTCGTCCACCATTTTGGCATAAGTCTCGCGGTCAGCCTTGCGCTGTGCGGCTTCTGCCTCTTTCTTCTGCTTGGCCTGAAAAGCGGCAAACGCTTCGGCCTGTTCTGCGGTCATTTCGACCTTTACTTTCTTTTCGTTTTCCATTGTTCTAAATACTGTTTAATGGGTTATTAAATGCTGTTTATTCGTCACTTTCATGCCAGTTGGCAACCTCTGCCTGATAGTCCGCCCATTCCGCCAGCTGCCGCATAAACTCCTCGTATTCCGTACCGCTCATTTCCACGGTCAGCTCACGGATGGCGTGTTGGGCTTTCTCCAGCTCCTTGCTCATAGCAGTTTCACTTGCTTTATTTCGTCCGTAGCATGCTCAAAGTCGCCGAGCAGCGCATAACCCGCTGCCTTGCAGACCATGCCCACAGCTATGATGATAATGCCAGTAATGGCAAACGGCGCATACACCAGCGCAATGCCCAAACACTTAAAATACTTTTTCATCCTATCTTGTCGTTTAGATGTTATACAATGCCATGATTAAACCCACTTGAAGCAGCTGCCCGACGATGCCGCCCAATAACGTGGCGGCGATGTCCAGCCAGTCAAACTGCCCGCCGTACGTTTTGTCCTTGAACTCCATGCCGACTGCCAAACCCAGCACAAACAGCTCCGTTCCTACGAAGCCGCACGGTATCGCATAAGCGAAGTGCTTCATTCTGTTACTTTCCTTTAACCACATAAACCTTGTTTTTTTAAGTTCGTTATATATGTTTCCTTATGCCTCGCCCTGCGGCGAAAAACCGAACACACTGCCCATATCCACCACAGCCGTGTCCTGTTCTGCCGCGATGATGTCCACCGCCTCGCTGTCTTTCACCTTGTTGTTAAACAGCCCTATGAGGTTGCGCAGCCTTTCGCGCGGTATCTTGTTGAAGTCCGTGTGACCTGTCGCTCTGCACGCTATCGCCTTTATCACCGTGGCGTTGCTCTTGCGTCCTGTCTTTCTCAGGTAGCTGCCCACGGCGGCCATAACGCGCTTGCGCAGTTTGTCCATGTCGCCCGTTCCCTGCTTCTCGTTGGCCTGTGCCGAGAGCTTCGCGCAGATGTTTACAAGGTCGTGTGTGTCTATGTCCCTGCTGCTTTCCACACCGTAGCTCTCTGCAATGGCGGACTTTTCCTCTGCGCTCAGTCCGAGCACAGTGCAGAGGGTGTGGTATTTCTTGAGCAGCCCTCTGTGTATTTCGTCCATTGTCTTGTTCTCTTTTGCCATAGCTTTATTTGTTTGTTATATTTGCCCAGTATTCTGCCGCGCCTTGCTCCCAGATGATGAAGTCCGCGCCGCCCTCCTTTTTCTCTGCCACCTCATAGCGGGTGGTGGTAAACGCCTTGTAGCCCTCCACTCTTATTTTTATATCTGCATCATAGCGCAGGTTCTGTGCGAGGCTGCCTTTCGGTTCGCCCTTGCGCTCGTGGGCTATGAAGATGAACAGCTTGTCGGGGAACTGCTGGCGTAACTTCATGTAGTCGCTCATTTTGAACCCCAGCCAGTAATGCACACTGTCTATTACGATGATGTCGGGGCTTTGCTTCTTCCTCAGCCTCGCCGTCAGGTCTTTCAGGCTCTCTTTGTCCAGCAGGATGATACGTGTGCCCACTTCTTCCATGCCCACGCGCTCCCATGCCTTTTGCAGAGAGAGCGAAAGACCCTGCTCCAGCGAGTTGTATGCCACACGGCGAAAGCGGGTCAGGTATTTGCAAAGCTGCATCACAAACGTGGTCTTTCCGCAACCGCTGCCGCCGTATATCAGCCATTCGCCGCGAAGCTCTGGCCGTCCGAAGCTGGCGAGAAACGCACCGTCGAAGTCGGCCACGTCGAATTTTGCCTGCAAAACATTCTTGTTACTTATCGCCCTTGCCATGTCGTTATAACGGTTTTATGTCCACTTTGGCAGTACCGCCAGTCTGCTGGATGCACCAGCTCGCGAATATCATGCCTTTTGCGTCTTCCTTGCCAAGTTCCATTATCAGCAATGTAAGCCCTTTTGTCTTCGCTCGCCTCACGGTCATAGCTACGGGCGCGTCCCTGTACAGCCATTCGTCCATGATGCGGGGTACTGTCTTTGAGGGCAGTCCTATGGTCACGCGCTGCGGTTTGTTCCAGTCTATCTCCTCGCCGTTCATACCCTGCCCCCTTTCTTGATTGTCCAGCACGCACGTTTCACGCGGCGCAGGTCGTTGTCCGAGTCCTTGATGATTGTGCCGATGTCTGCCGCACTGGTCACGCCGTTGGCTCTGCACACCGCCGCGATGTCCTCGTCGTTCACCACTTGCAGCTTCACGAACTTTCTGCCTATGCGGCTGTAAATCTCTTGGTAGCCCCTGCGGTTGAACCTTACGCCGCGTGTTATGCGCTTTTCCAGAAAGTTGGTGGCGCAAAGCACCAGACCGCACTGTCCTTCCAGCTGGTTGTACAGCGATATGAAAAAATAGAGCACTTGGTCGCTCAGCTTGTCGGCCTCGTCCAGCACCAAAAGCGGCTTTTCCACCGTTTGCAGCTCTTCCACGATGGCGTCCATTTGCTCGCTCACCGTTCCTGCCATGTCCTTGCCCAACGCACGCAGCAGCTTGGCGATAAACGTGCGCCTGTTCCAGTACTCTGAGCAGCAGAGGTGATAAGTGGCGGGATGCTGTGCCGTGTACTGCTTTATGGCCTCAGTCTTGCCGCAGCCTGCCTCACCTGTCACGGCCATGGCGAGGCTCTCGTTCTTCGCACTCTCCAGTATGAAGCCCATACGCTCAAAACCTCTGGTCGCCACCGTTACCCATGCCGTGCCGTCGTGGCCTGTCTGTGCCGCGATGCTGCGCCACATGTCGTCGCTTATTGTGTCCCAGTCATTGTTCAGCACCTTGCTCAGCGTGGCAGAGCTGATGCCCATGCTCTTTGCGGCTTTGTTCTGACTGCCTTTCTGTGCGCAGTAACTTTTAAGGCGTTCTGCTATCTGTACCTTTTCGTCTTTTGTCATGTTGTATGCTTTTTATTCGTTATTTACTTGATGTTTAGAAAATGGAGTAGTCGTTCACTTCCTCCTGCTTCGGTGTAGGAGCAGGTGTGGGTGCCGTCACTTCCACCGCCTTTGCGTCCTCTATGCCCAGCCGCTTGCGCTCTCTTGGTAGTTTGTGCTGCCCTCTGCTGTCGCAAAGGCAAAAGCGGTTCAGCACGTTGCCCAGCCGTGGGTTGTCCTTTATCAGCTCCTCAGTCGTGTGGAATGTTTCGGCCAGTCTGTCCGTCACGTGTTCTTCCAGTCGGTCGTTGAAGTCATGCACCTTTTGCAGTTCCAGCGCGTCGCCTGCCGTGCGGTCGGCCAAAGCCATAGGCTGCACATACTTTTCTGTAAGCATATAGCGCAGCGTTCCGTCCTCGTTCACCGCCAACACCTCGCCCAAGTCGTTGGGGTCGTACAGCACACGCCACTTTTCGCCAGCGTGCTGCCTGAATGTCAGGTCGAATGTGTCATACTCTCGTTTCAGTCCCAGCAGCGTAGGGCGCAACCCACCGCCACAAATGGCGTTTGTCTGTCCCGTCGTGTCGCCGAAGTAAAGCAGGTAGTTTTCTTTCGTCAGCGGTAGCCGTCTTTCTGTGGGCAGTTTGCTCAGCAGATCCATCATCTGCGCATGTTTCTTCTGTCGCTCTGCCGCAATCATGGCGTGGATTTGTGCCCTCACGCCCTGCTCGTCGGGGAACGTATGGCGCAGCATGTTCAGAGCCTCGCTGTTCGGCTGTCGCTTGGGGTCTGTCGTTACGCCGTAGCCGCTCCAGTTGTTGCACCGCTTGCAATACGTTTTGTTCAGATACCCGAAATAAGGTTCCACCACTTTGGCCTTCGCATTCTTCACCCTCGCAGGGGTCAGCTTGTCGCTCATGGCCAAATACAGCGGTGTCATGGCCTTTATGCCGTAGTGGTCGCATTGCAGCTGGTTTGCCCTCAGCATCTGCCCTGCCAGCTCCGCGCTGTGCTGTGCGGCGTTGCGCAGTGCCTCAGTTATCAGCGCAGGGGTCTCGTGCGTGCCTATGGCGTAGCCTATGGGGTAGTCGCAGCAGGGGTCGAGCACCACTTCCAGACACAGGCGGTTTGAGTAGGTCGTCACGTGGTGGCCTTGCGCGTCTTCCTTTACGGTCTGGTAGAGCAGCTCGCAGTCCCAGCCGTCCAGCGTCCACATAAGGAACGCCGCGCTTGGTCTTCTGCGCTTCACCTGCATGCTCCTTTCATTTCTGAAATTCGTTGCGCCGCGTCTGCCAGCTGCCGTCACAAGGTCGAGTTTTTCTTTCCACACGCCCACCGTGCTGGCGGTTATCGCTGCCCAGCCCTGCATTTCTGCCACCTTGTTGTAATATTCGGCTATCATCACATTGTCAAGGTTGTTGTGGTGGGCTATCATCTGTGTAAGCACTGCCTCCTGCTGAACGTCGGCCACCTTGGCGGCGTTCGAGTTCTGAAACTTCTTGCTGATGAACACCACAGCACCCTGCTTCTGGTATTCGTTGAACTTCATGTGCAGTCGCCTCGCGTTCTGTGGCAGGCTGTTCGGCCATGTGTCCGATATGCGCGGAAGTGCCGCAGCGGCTTTCTTCCAGAACTCGCCCAGCTTTATTTTTGCTTTGCTCTGACGTATGCGGTGGCTGTTCGCCCGCTCTATACACTCTCTGAAAGCGTTCATGATGGCGCAGTTGTTGGCATATTCCGTCTGCTTCTCGTTGCTCAGGTGCCTGCCGTCGGCCAACACATAGTCGGCGTAAAACTGCATGGCCTCGCCGTCGGGTTGCACACTCTCCACAAAGGGTTTGCTTTCGGCCTTTTCCTGCAAGTCGGGGTAGCGTCTGTAAACTTCCGTTTTGTACTTCAAAGGCAGACTATCCACGGCAAACAGCGCAGGAGTACCATTGCAGCCACGACGAACGCGCTCTACCTTACCGCGTTGCGCAAGCTTCAACAAACTGTCATTTGTCATAATGCCAGCCGTCAGCTCTGTGTGGCTTATACATAGCGTGTTACCGTAATACTCCATATTAAAGCCCTCCTGCAAATGTCTGTTCCACGTACAGCTGCTCAATGGTGCAGTGCTTCACCTCACGGCGCACCGTGCCGTCCTTGTCAAACACCTGCACCGTGCCCGTGTGCTTGTCGGCCTCCAGCATTGCGCCGTTCTCAAAATACTGGCGCATATATCCGTCCTTGTCGTGGATGGTCTCCATGGCAGGGGTCAGCAAAAGCAGCACGCCGCCCTTCTGCATGGCAAACTTGCGTATGCGCAGGCTCAGAGGCGTGTCCAGAGCAAAGCTCAATGCACGCCAGATGGCCATGTCCGAACACTTGAAAGCCGCCTTTATCTCCTTGCGCGCTTCCTTTGTTATCTCAATCTGTTTTCTTGTTGCTTCCATTGTTATGGTGTTTTAGTGGTTATTATAAGTTTTCTAATAGGTAGTCACGTTCTGCCTCGCTCAGCTTGAAGCCTTCTTTCACGTCGATGCACACGGCTTCCTTCATGCCCACCAGCGCAATGGCTTCCTCTTTCATATCCTCGTCGTTGTGCTCGTTGGCACCATTCAGCAGCACAAAAGCAGCATCCCTCGCCCTTTCTTCCGCCTCGTCCAGTTTCTTCTTCCAGTGGTCACGCCATTTCGTCAGCTCCTGCACACTCTTCACAAGCTCGCCCACGATGTAGCCGAACTTCTGCTCGTTCCACGCTGCGCAAAACTCCTCTTTGTCCATGTTGTCAATGGCCATGTACACCTTCTCGATTTCGGCATACTCCTCTGCCGTCACTTTCTTGCCCGTCAGGGCTTCAAATTCCTTTTGTAACATTGCTTTATTAACTTTTAATGGTGATTATTCGTGATTTTCGACCTTTTTCACTATCTTTGGCCGCTGTGTTATTACTAACACGGTGCAAAGATAATACGCAAATGCGGAAATACAAAACATTTTCGCATTTATTTTACGCATTTGAGGAAATAATTTGAGATATGAGCATTAACGAACGATTTAGCCAGATAATAACCGCCCTATTCAATGGTAATAAGAGCGCATTTGCTTCTACAATAGGTGTAACGCCGTCTGTAGTTGATAATATAGTAGGTAAAAGACAGGGAAAACCGTCTTTTGATGTAGTCGAGAAAGTTTCCGCACTTGCGGAAATAAATATAAATTGGCTTATTACTGGTAAAGGTGATATGCTAAAAGGTTCAGGCGTGGTGGCAGAACCAAGCAAAGACGGCACGGGCATACCACTCATACCAGTAGAGGCAATGGCTGGCTATTTTGCAGGCGAACAAACCGTGCTTTTGCAGGAATGTGACCGCTACGTCGTGCCTGCGTTCAGAAATGCCGACTTTCTTATCCACGTGCGGGGCGACTCCATGATACCCCACTATTATTCTGGCGATATGGTGGCGTGCAAAATGCTTTCGCTTACAGATATTTTCTTTCAGTGGGGCAAAGTCTATGTCATCAACACCGACCAAGGCGCACTTATAAAAAAGGTAGAGCAGGGAACTACCAACGAGAGCATCACGCTGGTGTCAGAGAACGAGAAATACAAACCTTTTGAAATATCACGCCGTGGCATCTATCAGATAGCCATTGTAATAGGTGTTATCCGAGCAGAATAAAAAAAACGAGGCTTATTTCATCATTAAACACCCGTTAAACACTCGCAAACCCCGATAAATAAAGGGTTTGCGCCATTTCTCACCCCGTGCGTTAAATGGTAATTAAAGGGGTGTTTTCTCCGCAAAAAGCCGCTTTTTGAAGCTATAAAAGGATAGTTAGGGGTGTTATTCGCAAACAGAATGTCCTCCCAACTGTCCACCCAATAGTCCTCCCAACACAAAAAAACAAACGAAAAGTGCAGGGAAAAACTGCCGCCACCCTGCACCAAATCACCGCCTTTCTGGCTGCCGTTTAACCACCGATTAAACACTATTCAAACGCCCATTAAACGCCATTCTGCGCCACCGTAGAGCTGCACCCAGTCAAACACCCACCACACGCCCCATGGGCGGCGAGATACAGCCTAAAGCCCCCGTCCTGCACCTCTCTGTCGCTCTCCATACGCCCCAGTTCCCCATTTTAAGCCTCTCTCGCGCCTTTTCTTTCCTCCGCCCTCCAATCTACCGCCCCACACGTCAGGAAAGCCTACAAACGAAAAAAGCGACGAAAAGCAGCCACCTCGCCACCTTTCGTCGCTCTCAGTTCAACCAAATTCAACCCCACGTCGTTCAATCTTCGCCTCGAATTAAACGCTCCACTGAACAGAATTAAACCAAAATTCAACCCACTTCAACCTTTTGCACATTTCGTTTTATCTTCCATCTCCACCCAATCCACACGTAACTCCCTCATTTACAGACATTCCACCTCTTTCAGGTTCAACCCCACATTGTACATTTCGTTTTCATGCCCGTACACACACTCAGACAGTCTTCTATAATTCCTGCCTTACCAGTTCTATGTGGCAAGGAGCCATATTCAATGTTGTGCCACACAAGTCCCATATTCGTGCATCTGACAAGTTTGGTCAATGTTGCTAACTGATAGTTCATGTCCTTTAGCTGAGGACGGATAGAGAACACCAGTTCTATGCGTTGCTTCTCGGTCATCTTATTGTTGATACACACCTGACGGATTGTATTGACGATGCCGACGCTCTTGTTTATGATGCTGACATAAATGTCGTTACGCTTGTTGTGCAAGGCTACGGCCACGGCATTTGTTGGCGCATTGCCAATCTGTGCAGACAACTTGTTCATGTTCTCACACAGATGATTGATCTCATAATAGAAACCGTAGGTTTGTGCAGCGTATGAGATGATGCTACGGAAGGAATTCAGATAGTTGTCAAACTGCTTCTGATAGTTGGCTGTACTCTCCACTTCCTGCTTCAGCCATACATGTCCCTCGGTTTCTGCTGCCATAGTTTTCAACTGTGAGTTGTATTGCGACTTTGCCTTGTTGGTGTAGTCGATAATCATACCAGTCAAGACAGGATCCATCTGTGCATAGCTTCTTGTAGGATTCATCCATACGAGTAAGCCAAGTAATATGGGTAATACAATGGTCTTCATACGCTACTTTGAATACAGTGAAACTTCCTTGGCATAACGCTTCCAATGTGACAATGACTGCAATGCCACTTCATGCTTGTCTCTTTCGATCATTCCTGCTGTAGCTCGGTTCCAGACATCACTCATCCGGTAATGGCGTATACTGATATACAACAAATGCAGCTTATGTGAAAATGAGGACAGTTTGTCTTCCAGTTCCCATAAGGTTTTTGAACGTTCGGCACCAGTGAGCATATTGGTTGATCCGCCTTTGGCAATGGCATCCTTTAACAATGTGAACACCGACAGCATTTCTGTAGTTGTTTCCATATAGAGATTGTTCATGCTTACAGTAGCGGCTATACCTTGTGGGTTGTTGTTGACAGCTTTTCTTAGTTTTCCAAGTGTCAGCAATATGCGCACGCCATCATCATAGATGTGCGTAGCTGCCTTTAATGCGGAAGCGTAGTTTGTGGCAGTTTTCAGATAACTGTTATAATCTTTCTCCCATTGTTTCATCTTGGCAAATTCTCCTGCCATCACATTTTGCGCCAGTGCAGTATTACGTTGCGCTTGGGTTTCCGACTTGACGGTTCCGTTAATGAGATTGTTGCCAGTAGCGAGGATTGTGTATTCGCCAGGGTTCGAGGTTACAACCTGCCCATATGTTCGGCTGCTTGTTATCAACAGCAGTATCAATGCAACAACAGACACAATGAGCCATTTACCGTTGGCATCATCTTTACCAAAGGGAAACAAACGATTTTCCAATTTGCGGAATGTTTTATGTGTTCGTAAATTCATGTATGTTGTGACGCTTTTTGTTTAATTCAACTCGTTCTCGTATCGTGGGAATCAGGTCCACCTTATTGCTAATGCCTACAAGGTCAAGACGTGGGTGGGTTCTATCTCCGCTATAAATGCTGATTGTTTTAATACCCAATAACATCTGGAGGAAGGAACGCTGCTCACTGTAATCTATGACCCTGTACAATTCAATGAAATCCCTGCTACAAGAGAAGACTCCACACTCGTATTTCAACTGCTCCGATGTGATTACATATACCGTTCGAGTCACATACAGATACCGATAGAGCAAGTAAAGGATTAAGATGACGGCTACACCTATTATATAAGGTGGCAGCCACCTTGGAGTGAGACCGTCATAACCTGCCAATGCTACCAGGACAATAACACCGGCAATAGTCATTCCTTCTTCTGTGTAGAACTGCATCACTGAAGGATGTATTCTTATGGATGGATATGATATGCTCATATTATCTGCCTATATTGTGACGGTGCTTCTTCTCATCACTCTCGCTGATTTCAATCTCACCGTCGCTGTTAAGGTCAATTCCTGCACTTACAGTCCTATCGTCTTCACCGCCTTGACTTTTTTGCACAATCCGTTCTGTTTCTTGACGGATTAGCTGGTCATTCCAATCTTTGCTGCCGTCTTCAGGAACTTCACGGACAACCGTAAGGTTTGGCAGGGCATAACTTTCACGTTGTGTAGGATGGAAGAACTGTACGGAATAGGTCTTTACCGCTTCATATGGTGACTCTCCGTGACTGACCAAAGCATTGCTGTTTCTCGTGCCAAAGGCAGGATAGAGATTGAGCTCGTTATAATTGTCAAAGTCTATATTTGACACATAACCTTCAGGGAAATGCTTTTCAAGGAACTCCGTTACAAGTGTTTCCTCTTCCTCTGTCAATCCTTCATAGTCACCATTTTCAATAGCGCAGATAGCCCAATCTGGGATGTCGTATATGCCAAGGTCTTTTAGATGTCCCTGCTCGTTTCCGATACATAGCTTCTCTTTCATCTTGTTGACATACTCTTTATGTAAGCGGTTGGCTTTATCCAATTGGTCTTTGACATCGCCTTCATAACACAGTCCACTGTATTTCATGGACATGTATTCCTCCGCTTCCGTTTCATATTTGCCATATAGTTTGCCAACATCATCAGGCAAAAAGTCTTCATTACCTGACAGAAAGTTGTCTTTATCCATAAGCGAGCCCATGTATTCCGCCATGTCTTCACCATATTTGGGGATGCTTTCCTTGACGTGTTTAAGCTCCGCATTGAAATTCAACACGAACTGTTTTCCTGCCATGTCATTGTCGAAACATAAGTGGTGACAGGCATTCTGGGCTTCTTTTATTACTCCACGGAACTGCATGACGGTTGGATTGCCACCAGTTGAGAGAAAAACTGCATCGGTGAGCGACTTGTTCTTGTGTGCGCATAGTTGGTAATATGCCATTGCATCATAGGCACTTTCAAACCACAGGACATCTTTTGCATCTTTCAGCTCCGTACCATTAGGACTTGCTATCCATAACCCTTCAGACGAATTGCTGCCAAGAGCCTTTCCTTTGTAGCCGCTTGTGCCGTCAAGACGTGGCTTGCCTCTTTCTT